CTCAAGAAGATGTGTAGCGACACTTACCAGGTTCCAGATGCGTCTCCACCCCAAGAGGAACCAGTGTCGTCCGATCCAGTTCCAGAACCTTCCCCGGACCCAACCGCGCCTCCTTGAACACCCTGAGTCCCCCTGGACCTATGCCCAGCTTGACCAGTGGCGTCACGTTCACGACCCCGTCCATCGCCGCCCGAGTCACTTGGAACAGCTCGGGTCGTCGCGGCCCGTCCACTACCTGGTACGCCTCGATCGCGTCCGGTACGTACGTGTCCACGTCATGGAATCCGAACGTCCCCCCGATGTCCCTCGTCTCCGTCGAAAACAGGTCACACTCCCACGTCAGGGGCATCGTGGCCCCTTGGAACTTTTCGTGAATCGTCTTTGCGACCCACAGATCGTCAGGGACTCGCCCCCGTGCCGGTGGGAACCGCGTCAAAAGGTCCGCCATCAACCGCGGGTTCCTCAGTGAAAACCCCCCGTTCCCCTGGTAAATCCGTGAATTTCCCAGTGGATCGTGCCACCATCGCGCCCCTATGTAATCAAAGTGCATGAACCGCAGGATCGTGTTTTGCTTGATCCCCGTATCCGTCCCGAACATCAGAACCTTGTGGAACCCCTTGAACTGGTCCCAAAATTCAGGCTTTTGAATCATTGCATTGTTTTCCCAACGCCCAAACGGACCCTCGGGGAGTGCTTTCAACACCACGTTCGTATCGGGTCCTATGATCTTCTTGACGCGGTCCTCATTTTGCTTTGAATAGTAGACACACAGAGACGCATAGGGCAACATACACGAAAAGTTTCGCAGAGACGCCTCAAGGTACGGGTGGTCCCGCGACTCGACCAAAAGACCCATGAGCGGACTCTTTTCCGGGTGCGTCCTGAAATCACACTCCCAATTTTGAGAGTAAAAAGCCTGGGCAGCCGTATGCGCCGGGTGGACAAATTCATCACCCTCGCCGCGCACCTCCACTATCTGCCTCTTAATTTCGTCAAAAAGGTTCCAAGCCAGTGGCAAGAAGGTCACCGGCTCGGGTCCAAGAGTCTTCAGGTACTCTTTTGGTACGATAGGAGATCTCTGACCCGGACTGAATTTGCCCTGTTTAAGCGGGTTATCATCTACGATGGCGTCTGGCTTGATTCGGGCAAAGTTCAGGAACGTGTTGCCCTTTGCGGCCGCCCCGTACGCCACGACCCTCCGGCCGATCGTCGCCCTTCTGACCCGCTCGACCAAAGAGCGACACTTCTTGGCCCATACGACGTACGTGTCCTTCTCGTCCTTCACGACCCGCGCAGGAACTCCATCGAGACCAAGGACAAACATGAAACTCGTGCCGTGGATGGGCGTCTTGCGAACCTCGCGAAGCACGAGACCCGCGCGTTCCACCAGTTGCTTCATAGACCAAGGGTTGAAAAAGTTGATGTGCTCGTGGTAAATCGTATCAAACTCCCCGTTCTGCACCATATCCGCCTGACTCGTCTGAATGTAGACACGTCCCTCGGGCGCCAAGAGACGTTTGGCGTTTTGAAGGAAACTGAGGGGGTCCCTGTTGTGCGCAAAGACGTTCTGGGCGTTTATGATGTCAAAGAGAACACCAGGTTCGTATTCTGAATCGAAATAGCCGAGGGTGACGTCGTGGCCCTTTTGTGTGGAAATTGGCCAAAGGTTCTCGGCGGGGTCGACCCCCCATGTCTCGGCACCGAGAGCCTTGAAAGCGTCCAGCTGGGTTCCGTCGTTACAGCCGACGTCGAGGACGCGGGCGTTTGGGACGTGTACGTCTCGAGCAAAGTCAGCGAGGTACCGACGGTAGGTTTCGCTGGTTCCGCTCACGTATAGGTACTGCTTGAACATGAGGTCCGGGTCTATGAAATACGTCAATTGGAGATGGAGGCAATCCTGGCAAAGATTGACGGCCAGGGGGTAGGATTCTTGGGCCGCGTCTGGGGAATCCAGAAACTCATTCGCCAAGGGTTGAGAACCGAGGTCGAGGGAGGGCTCGAGGTTCGGGGAGTCGCAGGCCAAACAATTCGAGGCCATTTACTTAAAAGGCTCATGACCTGTTTATCTAATGCGCGTACTCATCACGGGTTCAGCAGGTTTTGTAGGTCACGTGCTCGTCAAGAAGTTCCTGGCCGAAGGAGCGACGGTCGTCGGTCTGGATCGTCTGAACTATTCGGGAAATTTGAACAGGATCAAGGAGATTCTGACCCCAGAGACGGAACAGAGGTACTCGGTCCAGCACCACGATCTGAGGTCGGCCGTAAACGAGAGTCTGGCGAATCAGCTGGGTCAATTTGATTTCATAATTCACGTGGCGGCCAGCAGTCACGTGGACCGGTCGATCGATCAGCCCATCAATTTCGTACTGGACAATGTGGTGGGGACGTGTCACGTGCTTGACTTTGCACGCCGTCAGAAGAATCTGAAAAAGTTCATTTACTTTTCTACGGATGAGATATTCGGACCTGCGCCCCCAGGGGTTGCATACGACGAGTACGACCGTTACAACTCGACAAACCCGTACTCGGCGTCAAAGGCGGGAGGGGAGGAGCTGTGCGTGGCGTTCAGGAACACGTACAAGGTGCCTGTGGTTGTGACGCATACGATGAACATATTCGGCCCCCGGCAACATCCAGAGAAGTTCATTCCTATGTGCATTTCAAAGGTTCGTGACGGTGAGAAGGTTTTCATACACTCGGACGAAACTCGGACGATTCCAGGGAGCAGATACTACATACACGTGGAGGACGTTGCTGAGGCTGTTTGGTTCCTCGTGGGCACGGGGGGCGCTTACAAGGTTCAGGGGGAGCCCTTCGGGCTCACACAGTCTAACGACTGTGATCGGTGCCCCAAGTTCAACATCGTCGGCAAAGAGGAGCTTGACAATCTTACGTTGGCTCAGTACATTGCCGAGGGTGTTGGAAAGCCCCTGAGGTACGAGCTTGTCGATTTCCACTCAGCCCGACCTGGCCATGATCTGCGGTACGCTTTGAGCGGGAAGAGACTGGCCGAACTTGGGTGGGAGCCAAAGACGAGCATCAGGGAGAGAATTCGCGAGGTTGTTGAATGGACGGTCGCTAATGAGAGGTGGTGTTTCTAGTCCCAGTTCCCGTAGGGAACTGTGCCCGCAGGGGCCAGCAGTGAAACACGTCCGACTTTTATCTCCACCAAAAATAGATGAGTTCGAACATAGTGGCGAACGTCACCATTACTGGAAACTTATTGGTCCAGGGATTGTACTCGAACGTCGCGTCTTTGAACACGGGCGCTTTGAGTGGTCCGTTCCTGGTCCAAGGAAGTACGACGGCTGCGTCGACGTTTAAGATTTCATCGGGATATAAGCAAACGGCCGTCATCTTGGCGGACGGGACGGTTCGTATGTTTGGAGACAGTGGACAGGGCCAACTCGGAATCGGTGTAGCTGGTGAAACTCGAGAGACCCCCGTGCAGGTTTTTGGAATCTCATCGTCTGCAGTGGCCGTTTCGTGCAAATGGTTTCACAGCCTCTTTCTTTTAGCAGACGGTACGGTGCAGTCTTGCGGAGGTAATTTCAACGGGCAGCTTGGTGATAATTCTACCAATAATAAATCAACACCTGTCCGGGTTTGGGGCATCTCATCAAGTGCCGTGGCTATTGCCAATGGATATTATTTTTCACTTGTTCTTTTAGGTAATGGCACTGTTTTGGGATTTGGGGCATACAACAACGGTAAAATCGCAATCAATGTGTCTGGCGATGGTAGCCGATTAACACCCGTCCAGATTTTTGGTATTTCATCGAGCGCTACGGCCGTGGCGTGTGGTAGTCAACACGCGGCGGTGCTCTTGGCGGATGGGACGGTCAGGACGTTTGGAGACAATGGATACGGCCAACTCGGAATCAATGCATTTGGTGGGAGTCGCCAGACCCCCGTAATGGTTTCTGGCATAACGACTGCAACGGCGATAGAGTGTGGTAGTAATCAGACTGCCATCCTCTTGGCGGATGGGACGGTCAGGACGTTTGGAGATAATACAGCCGGCCAGCTCGGTATCGATGTAAATGGAGGAACTCGCCAGACCCCAGTCCAGGTTTTTGGAATTTCATCGTCTGCGACGGCCATTTCGTGTGGACAATATCACACGGTCGTCCTTTTGAGGGACGGGACGATTCGGGGGGTCGGGGCCAATTCTGACGGCCGACTCGGACTCAATGATAATACACAAAGAAACACGCCCGTCCAGGTTTTTGGTATTTCATCGAGTGCCGTAGCCATCGCGGGTGGTGGGTATCAAACCGCCGTCCTCCTTGCTGACGGAACGGTCAGGACGTTTGGACGCAATGACAAGGGTCAACTCGGCATCAATGTAACCAGTGGGACTCGATCGACCCCCGTGCAGGTTATTACGGCTCTTTCTTATGGCGGGAGTTTTAAGATTGGGGGGGGTTCTCTCAACACCGCTGTTATTTTAGCGGACGGGACGGTTAGGACTTTTGGCTACAACCAAGAAGGCGAACTCGGTTTGAACAATAGGATTGATCAGTCGTCCCCCGTTCAGGTTTTTGGAATTTCATCGAGCGCGACGGCAATTGCGTGTGGTTGGTTTCACATGGCCGTCCTCTTGGCGGACGGGACGGTAAGGACGTTTGGATTCAATTACTTGGGTGAACTCGGCATCAATGTAGCTGGTGCTGGTTCGTCAAGTCGTCAGACCCCTGTACAGGTTTTTGGAATTTCATCGTCTGCGACGGCCGTCGCGGGTGGGCGGTATTACACCGCTGTCCTTTTGGCGGACGGGACGGTCAGGACGTTTGGAGGTAATAGCAACGGCCAACTCGGAATTAATGTAAACGGTGGGACGCGTCAGACCCCCGTCCAGGTTTTTGGAATCTCTTCGTCTGCGACGGCTGTTGCATGTGGATCTTATCACGCAGCCGTTCTCTTGGCGGACGGGACGGTCCGGACGTTTGGATTCAATAACAACGGCCAACTCGGTGTCGGGGATGCGACGACCCGTCAAACGCCCGTCCAAGTCCTGAACATCACGAGTGCCGTGGCTGTGGCGGGTGGACAAACTCATACGGCCGTCCTTTTGGCGGACGGGACGGTCAGGACGTTTGGGTACAATGGTACCGGCCAACTCGGTGTCGGCGGTGGCGCACAAAGTCGCGAGACCCCCGTCCAGGTTTTTGGAATTTCGTCGAGCGCAGTGGCCGTGGCGTGTGGAGACTCTCATACAGCCGTTCTTCTAGCTGATGGGACGGTTCGCACGTTTGGACTAGGTAACTTCGGCCAACTCGGTATCAATGCCGACAGCAACCGCCTGACCCCCGTCCAGGTTTTTGAAATTTCATCGTCCGCGACGGCAGTTGCATGTGGGGGTACTCACACAGTCGTCCTTTTAGCGGACGGGACTGTAAGGACGTTTGGATATAATAATAGGGGCCAACTCGGCATTAATGTCTCAGGTGGGAGTCGTCTGACCCCCGTAACCGTCCTCAACATCACCAACGCCGGTTCGCTCGTCTCCACCACCTTCCTCCTCTCAACCGCCGCCATCATCACCTACCCCTTCATCCAGTTCCCCGCCCTCAATCTCGGTCCCGTCACGTACCCCCAGTACCAGCTCGAACTCACCACCGATTACGCCCGAAAGCTCACAACCAGCACGTGGACCATAGGCTCCGACGAGCGTCTCAAGACTGATATAGAGACCGCCAACGTCGACAGGTGCGTCGAGATTGTTCAGAACCTCGATCTCAAACGGTTCGCCTGGAACTTCCCCGACGGTTCCCAACCTCCAGACTCTCATTCCCTCGGCTGGATCGCCCAGGAGTTTGCGCAGTTCTTCCCCAACTCCGTAAACGAAGCCCCTGCTCACGGCATCATGGATTTCAAGAATCTCAATTCCGATCAGATCATCAAGGTTATGTGGGGCGCTCTAAAGAAACTTCGCGCAGACCTAAAATCTCGAAAATCTTCCGATTCCGAGTTATCCACGGCAGGTGACAATGCGTCGCCAACCCCGGAATAGAACTCATGAGTCTCCGCCCATTCTTGTGAATCAGGTCATGAAACATGTTAAAGTCTCCCGACTGAAAACTCCACTTGAACATCGTTATGTAGTCGCGCGTCAGGTTCCCGGCCCGTGTCGCAAACGTCAGGGTCGTGCTTGACGTCTCCTTCCAGTGCGTGAAGCTCGGCGTCGTCTGGCGGACCCGACTCATTTCGCCGCCCCCCTGGATCATCACCTGCGTCCCGTCAAATTGGCTCTGCGCCACGTGGTCTATGTACTTGTCCGGACAGTCGTACAACGTCACATAGTCCCCAATCTCCAGCCCCTCCTTCAGGACCTCCTCAGATCCGGTCAAGTGGATGTAGTCGTCCTCGACCAAGTACACCAGGTCCTCAGGTTTCAGCTCCTTCATGATCCTCCTCAGGACGTGCGTAAACACCTTCCCGCCGTTTTTGAGTTCGGTCCGTTCCACACGGGCCGCCTTGCCACAGAGCCATGCAAAGGTCTCATCCGTCACACCATCAGCCACTAAATGGATAGTACTGGTCGGAAAGCACTCCAGGAAGTTCTCCAGACACTTGCGTTTACAGAAACCATCGGGCCTCGGCTTGGCTCCTGGTTTCTCCTCGCAAAACCTGTAGTAAACGTGCATCACTACTTTAAAGAGAGTCGCACTCTTTAAAGTAATGCTGGTGAACCACACGAAAAGGTATATATTCATACACGTCCCCAAGTGTGGAGGTACGACGGTTCAAGAGACCCTCCTCAAACACTCCATATTTGCAGGGGAGGAGTTTACCATGTACGAGTTCCACACCTCCCTCCTGTGCGACATCGCCCAGGGGTACATTGACGACGGGTACAAGGCGTTCACCTTCGTCAGGGATCCGTACACGCGGTTCGCGTCGGCGTGGCACCAGGTCCAGTTCATGACCGACGTCTACAAGGGTCCGGACGATATCGTGGATCAATTGAAGTTGAAGAATTACCTTTTGATATTGGCACCCTCATTCTTCTTCACGGGTCCCATGAAAAACATCAAGGTTTACAAACTTGAGCAATTTAGATCAGGAATTCTAGAGGTCCTGGAGACATACGGGTACCCCAAGGTCTGGTGGAACAGGAACGAAAGACACGTCATGGAGGAGAACAAGAAGGTCGATACCAAAACTTTTTACGAGACCCGCCCAGACTTTTTGAATTTTGTAACAGAATTCTATTTCAAGGATTTTGTGGAACTCAAGTACCCAATGAAATTTTTCACAAATCCATTCGTCCATGAACTTCCCTATTTTGAATCAAAATTGAAATATGATTGGAAAGATGTGAGAGATCACCCGGAGGACATTTACTATTGGGCCATGAAGTCGGTTCATGATCAGGAGCAGGACCCGGTAGGTTCTGCACTCGTCGTGTTCCAGGGGGCGAGTGGGCCTGATCCTCCCATCCGGCTCGAGTGAGTACTAATTTCTCTCCGAATAATAGAACGATGCCCACCATTACTAATTTCGGTGACGTGATCACCCAGGGCAACACCATCACCCAGGGCACGGGCTTTTCGTCATTTGCTGGAGCTCTGAACGCTCCAACCTTTTATGGAGCCATCGCAGGCTCGAACACCATCGCAGCGACGACTGTCAGTGCAACCACCTTGACAGGCGCGGGGTCTGGAATCACGAGCCTCGACATGGGCAATGCAGGGTCTGGGACACTTGCGGTCGCTCGGGGCGGGACCGGTGTGACCTCCTCGACGGGCACAGGGTCTGTGGTTCTGTCCGCAAGTCCTACGCTTACTGGGACGGTCACGGCCGCGACCGTCAACGCAACCACCTTGACAGGCGCGGGGTCTGGAATCACGAGCCTCGACATGGGCAATGCAGGGTCTGGGACACTTGCGGTCGCTCGGGGCGGAACAGGTCAAGTGAGCGCCCAGGCTGCTATGAACGCGCTGGCCGGTGCAGTGACGTCCACACAGTACCTTCGAGGAAACGGTACAAATGTGGTGATGGCGGCTATTGTAGCTGCCGATGTACCGACCCTCAACCAAAACACAACCGGTTCTTCTGGTTCATGTTCGGGAAACTCTGCTACTGCGACTAGTGCTGCCGCTTGTTCGGGAAACTCTGCTACTGCGACTAGTGCAGCCGGTCTCACGGGAACCCCCAACATCACGGTTGGGACGGTTGGTGCCTCGACAATCACAGGAAGTGCAGATGCGTCATTCAATTCTGTGACAGTTGGTCGGGGCGCTGGTTCTGTCTCAACCAATACAGCCGTGGGAACGAGCGCGCTGAACGCCAACTCGAGCGGAGGTGGTAATACGGCGCTCGGCAGGGATGCGATGCGGTTCAACACGGCCGGCATCGGCAACACGGCGGCCGGCTATCTTGCGATGCAGCTCAACGTGGACGGATTCGATAACACGGCGGTCGGCCAGGCTGCGATGAACAGGAACACTGGCGGTGTCTTAAACACGGCGGTCGGTGCGGGTGCGATGCAGTACAACACGACCGGCAGCGCGAACACGGCGGTCGGTGCGGGTGCGGGAGCCAACATAACAACTGGAGGAAATAATGTTGTTATAGGGTACAATGGGTCTGCTTCTTCTGCAACGGTATCAAACGAAGTAACAATTACGAACGGTACTAATTTCTGTCGTTTCCAAGGGTCCGCCACGGCATGGTCATTCACGTCAGATTCGCGTGATAAGACGAACGTATCAGGTATTCCGGTGGGTATCGATTTTATAAACACACTGAGGCCCGTATCATATCAATTCGATCGCCGGGACTGGTACGAGAACCGCCAGTCAGATGGTTCAAAGATTGACCCCAAATTCTTAGTAGGTTTCATCGCACAAGAAGTGGACGAGGCTATTCAAATGTCAGGTCACGCGGATGTTCTGAATCTCGTGATCAAAAATGATCCCGAAAATCTCATGCTTGCGGAAGGGAATATTATTCCCATCCTCACCAAGGCTGTCCAGGAACTCTCGGCCAAGGTCACCGCGCTCGAGCAGAGCCTGAACTCTGCGGTCGCGAACATTAGTTCGCTCCAGACACAAGTCGCTGCTCTTCAAGCGTCCCAGGGACCTACGGTCTCGCCGAGTCAATAGACTCTGTGCATCTGCTTCAACCCCCCAATAGTTTCACCCCGTATGTACCGGTCCAAAATACACGATCCGTCCCTACACAGGTGGCTCTTCCCGTTGAAGTGGACAAACCACGCCTGGGACGCGTCCAGTTCTGACCACGGCACGAACGTCCCAGTCTGGAAGAGCGTTTGGCGATAGTCTAACGCGATCCGGACGTCCTTCACGTTCAAGTAAAAGTCGTGCACCAGCCCCTGGTCGTCGAACGCCAGCCGGTACTCGTCCCAGTTCAACATGCGCTTAATGGCCCATACGTACCCGACGTAGGTCCCGCAATTTGGGTACTTGTATTTGGTGGGACTCGGCCCGAACAGGTGCGCCATCCACGGACTCGGCCAACAGTACGTCTCGGCCCCAAACACCAGGTCCGCCCCGAATTCTTTGAAACGTTCAACAAACTCCTCAAGGTCCGTGCGTTTCTGAACCACGTCATATCCATCGACGAAGCAAATGACGTCGGAGTCCTGGAGTGGTTTCTCTGCCAGAAACGCACTGAAAGCCTCAAACTTCGAAAACGTATCCACGTACCGTTTTCCAAGTCCGAGATTTATAAAAGGACTCAAGAGTCCCCGAATTTTTGAAGGATCATCACCGTAGGTCAACAGAACCAGTTCCATTACTCTTTTACTGGAGTTTTCTCTTTAGTCTCCAGCCGCTCGAGCCACTCCACAAAGTTTCCGCAGAATTTCTTGGGTCCAGTGTGGTTGCAACACATCCGCGGGTCGAGCCAGATGTCGAATCCGCCCTGGGTCAGCTTCTGACACATCAGGATGTCCTCTGAGACCATCACACCGTCCTGGATCGCGATATCAAAAACCATCCTGGAGTTCTTGCCCTTGTGGTCGACGTACGGCGTCGCCCGGTCCCACAGGTACTCGAGCGCCTTCCGGGACAGCTTCATGAACCCCGTGCCAAGTCCGGCAACCTTCAAGAGCCCCGTCCGCGTGTCAATCACCTCTGGGCCCTCTGCCGCCTTCAGAACATAGCCCTCGTAGTCATCCACCTTCTTACGGTACGTCCCACCCACGACGTCGTGCTTGTACTTCAGGAGCTGAAATATCCATGACGGGTCCCACTCAATGTCGCCGTCGATGAAGATGAGCTCGTCGTATCCCCCCTCGATCGCCAGAGCGACCAGGTCGTTCCGGGCCCGCTGGACGAGCGCATCGAAGCTCATGTAGATGGGGTCGATGCGGATCCCACGGTCCTCAGACTCGCGGATAGTGTTCACCAGAGAATTAACGTACCAAACGTCAAGCGTGCCGTCATAGCTGGGAGTTCCGATCAGAACTTTGCGCTGACCCATACATGTGGAGCGCCTCGATTCTTTATACTCTCGGTAAAGACTAGAATGAATTCGACTCGCCTCATCTTTGCAGATTCGTCCAACAGGGACTCCAATCTGTACCCTAACGGGAGTTCATACACCCTCCACCTGACCCGGCCGGTCCGGAACGTCGAGCGTGTCGAACTGGTCTCGGCCAGAGTTCCAAACACGATTTATAATTTAGTGATCGGCTCGAACGTCCTGACCGTCAACACCTCCAACGTCTCCATGAATCCAGGGTTTTACTCAGTCTACAGTTTGGCCCAGGACATCTCGGCCCTCCAGACCACCGCCACCCTCACCTACATTCCAGAGGAGGGTCACTTTATTTTTTCAGGGACTACTCAATTTACGATCAAAATTAACTCCCGGGAGCTGGCCACCATGCTCGGGATTGCCTACAACACGACCCTCACGAGCGCCCTGGCCGGTCCCACATACCCAGGCTACGTCAGCAAGTACATCATCCGCTCTTCGACCCTCGTGGATCTCTCACTCAATGACATCGTCTACCTGGACATCGAGGAACTCCGGAGCCCCTTCAATGTCGACACTGGCGCCATCCAGTCCACCACCGGGACCATCAGCGGCTCGAACGCCAACAGGGCATTCGCCCCCATCGCCATGGACGTCGGCTCAGCCTGCGTCAAGAATTTCGCCGAGAACAAAGATTACAAGATTGGCGTCGATTACCCAGAGCCCATCAACTCCCTCCAGCGCCTGACCGTCAACTGGATCGACCGGGAAGGAAGACTCCTGAACTTCCAGGGATGGAACACCAATTCATTCGTCCTCAGGCTGTATCTGACCCCGGACCCCGAGCCGACCCTGCCACCCCCTCCCCCCCTCGAGGACACACAGATTCGCCGGATAGTCCAGGCGATGACTATGGTTCCTAAACCGCCGGTGGAACCCAAGAAAAGGTTTCACTGGTGGCTGATTGTTCTAGTTATTTTGGGTTTGATCATCACTTACAAGACCCTTGCCCCTCGTCTCGGTCAAGGACAGCCCATACAGGTTCCGAGGGGTCCCATGGTCGGGGGACGGGACTTTGGTTTTGCCCCTCCCCCTCTTCGCTGAAACCCTTTTGGAAACCCTGGAAACCTTCTGGCTCCTCCTCGTACTCCTCCTCCTCAATTATGTTTGCAAATTGAATCCACTCCCCCTCGTCTTCAGACCCCTCCTCAAATACTGTAAACTTCACAAAGCTCATTAGTCTATACTACTCCTACAGAATCCACCGCAGACTTTAACGCCGCCTCTGTAGGGTTTGCCGGTACCCACTCGGCCCATGTCCTCGCGCAGTCGTTCATCTTCACGGCCATGTCATCATCGGCCCCTTCATACGCCGTCCATTCCGTGTCCTCCGGGTCAGACTCCTCGTCCGGGTCGGACTCATCGTCTTCGTCGGACTCGTCTTCGCCCTCGGACTCCGTTCCGGAGTCCTCATCGTAGACCTCGGGGTACAGAGATCCCACGTGCTTTCCGGCCACGTTTCTGGCTGCATACATCAGTCCGTACCGCATGTCTCTTCCGACCACACAGTCCCGTCCGCACGCCTGAGCATAGTGTGCGGCCAGAACCGTCCCAGATTCCATGACCGGCAGGAAGAGGTCGATCGCACTCTGTTCGAGGGCGCTCGTATCCATCTCACCCTCTCCCGTCTTCATTCTCAATTCTAATCTAAAATTGCACCGATTCTCTAACTACTTGAAGTTACTGAATATCACCTTCGATCCCTCCAAAAAGTTATAGGAGGAGACGTAGACCCGAATCTTCACGTTGGCCGGGCTCGGGTTCAGTGACAAGTACAGTTTTTGATTCTTAATTCGTGAGAGGTTCACGGAACCGCATGGGTCTTCACCCTCCGGGTCCAGACTGAATGAGTACATGTAGAAGAGCCGGTCCGGAACTCTCGTGTGAAATTCGAGAGGTTGGATGATTCGAAGAAATTGCGGAGTCCCCACGATGGGGTCGATGCGCGAGACCCCGTTGAAATCGAGTTGCAAGTTTTTGAGCAGGTCCCCCGTCCCTATGGAGGTGCTTGCGCTCGTCGCCGTGTTGCTATAGTCGTAGCCGAGCGCCGAGTCGTTCTGGATCACCACGAAGAGCTCCTTGACCGGGTTGGAGAAATCGAGCAAGCACTGCACATTCGAGACGCCCTGGGGTGCGAAGAACTCTATGCGCTGGACCTGTTCGAAGATTTGAAGCCGTGGCGGGGCGACCGCGGGCCTCTCTTGCACAAACGCGCTCCCGGGCAACAACTTCCTTTCAGCCTCCGCAACGTAGGTGTATTCAATGTTCAGATAGGACGTGATTGTCCCCGGCAGGTTGGTCGGTGGCGTCGTGAAAAACGTCGTGGGGTTCCAGACGATCCGAAACGTAATATCCGGTCCATCAATCACCATCCCCTTTTTGAATGTAGAAAATGGCAGAGGGATCGTGTAAGATGCGTTCGGTGTGACGACGAACTGGAGGTTCTTGCCGATGAGATAGGAAAGGGCCGGTTGCTTCCCCTTGGGAACCTCCAGGTCGAAGGCCAACTCTATGTGCTCTGCATACAGGCGTTCAATCAATTCTGTTCCTAAATACAACTCGACATACTGGAACATGAGGGTCCCGACTGAGTCGAGCACGCCCACGCCCGGCGGCAGGGGTGGGAATTCAACGTACAGGTACATGTTCGTGATGAGGTCCCCGGACTTTGGCAGGATCCTGTGGTTCTCCGTCCCAAAACTGACTCCCTGCTCGTCGAAAATGACCTGTTCGACACGCTGGGTGAAGAGCGTCTGGCCGGCGTACCTTTCGACAAAGTACGTCACCTGCGGGTCCCCGCTCAACGAAATGTCCTCCTGGCCGAGGAATGCAAGACTTGCCCGTCCGGCCATACTACTAGGGACTTAGAGATTTTGGGAGGTCCGGGGGCGCTTGTTTTCCCAAAGAGGAAGGGAGGTATGGCAAAAAACTGGACAGTCGCCCCTATATAGATTACATATATAAGACCCTCAACTGTAAATAATCAAACCTTAAATTAGAAAATTTTAGAGTACCTCCCTTCCTCTCTAGGAAAACTCTTAAAAACACCAGGATACATATTAGGTAGCAATGACCAAGTGTGAAATTGGGTGGTGTTCCAGACCAACATGTGAACCTTCAGGCCTGTGCAAGGATCACGTCTTTGAACTTCCAGAGGGGGATCCCAGGCTAGGCCCCAAGGTCATGTTCTATTCCGGAAATGCCAGCCGGGGATCCCTCCCCCGCACTTCAGGAAAATTCTTTTCTCTGGTCACTGATAAGGATGGTTTCGATCAGTTGTCCGAAGTGCCAGAAGATTTTTACGCACCCCAAGTACCTATCGAAAGTCCAGGACCACCTGGATGCCCACCTAGCCCGCAAGAATGCTTGTGATGGGTCGACGGGTGAATTCAAGTTCGAACGTAATAAGACCAGAGACGTCGTGCCCAACATAGACGAGCTCGACCTCACTGGTTTAGTAGAGAGTCTTCAGGGAAACATACGGTTCTGCCACGTAGCAAGTCACGTCTTCAAGTTCCTGAACGACCGAAATAATTTTGCAGTCTGGCCAAATGTCAAGATTTATGAAATTTATTACATGGATGGAAACCAAGCGGTCTATGCAACCCCTGGAAACTTTATGCTCGACTTCTGGAACCGAGTGATGGCCAAACAGGTCAGGCCAATTTTGGAACAAAATTGGGACAGGTACCCCAAATATACTGAATGGCTCACAGGTCCCATGAGCAAGACGGGATATGGACTGTCGACGTATAAACTTCACGAGGTTGCTATAGTGAATGCTTTTATGCGGTCTGAGATTTACACGAGTATGAAATCCGCAATTATCAACCACCTCAAGGAGGTTCCTCGGGCCGTGCGATTCCAGACCCGTGTGGATATGGGTGTAGAGGTTCCTGACAATCGCAATATTCTATATATAGCCCCGCTGTTGTGTTATCTCAAGAACTGCACCCGACCCGCATGCAAGTACGGAGTCTGTCAAGAGCATATACCCATATATATTAACACCTATGGCCCTCAACCGGACGCCTAGTCAAACATCAGACCTGCAATTCCGTTCTCGACCCGAAGGACGTTCTGTGACGTGGCAATGACCCGGAATTTCTTCGTGGGATAGACTGCGCCCGGATTAAAGACGTTGAGTTGCAAAAACACGTTGCGGATCCTGCTAAAGTTGATGGCGCCCGAGGAGTTGCGGCTATTCGGGTTTTTTGCGAAAACATACATGAAAAATTGCCTTCCAAAAATTTGAGGTTGCGGTGAGGTTGTTGGGGGTTTGGAAAAGAAGTTGACGTGGTGGTTGAACGGCTCGATCGCCCCGACGTAGAGGGCGTTTGTGCACGAGGTCAAGAATGCGTCCTCGCCGTTGAATGTCATCCCGAGACTCTGCAGGTTCGGGTTTGTCGACCCGGCGACCACATAGTCGTAAGGCGCGTTTCCGACCGGCTGAGTTATGAAAAAGAGCTCTTTTATCGGACCGGAAAACTCCAGTTCGAAAACAGCGCTCTGGAACCCCTGGGCCAGATCGAACTCCTGGTACTGCGTCTGTGTGATGACATAGTCGATCCGATGGTTCTGGAACCAGTTAATCTCAGGGTTCGCCAGGTAGACGTACTCGGTGATGATAGTCGCGCTCAAGGTGGGGTCAGGAACGGAGATGGCTGTCAGTTCGGAGAATTCCCGGAAGGTGACCCAGACCTCGACGTCCTGGCGACCGAGAGCCGCGATAGGTATGGACAGCTCGGGGTTTTCATAGAAATAGTACGGAAGGTTGATGAAGTAAGTTCGGCCAGGGGGTGGGATGGACGTCCCTGTGTCGTATTTGCCCGTCAGAAGCTGGAGACCAGGCTGGTTCTCGTAGGGGACGTTCAACTCGTTCCAAATCTCGATGTATTCTCCAGTGATGCTCTGGATGGTCTGGCCACCAATCTTTAGGTCCGCGTTCTTGATGATGTGTGTCCCGACCGAGTCGCAGTAACTGAAATCGGGCACAATGGAGCCGGTGGTGATGCTCGAGGCCAGGGCCGCGACCGAGATGTACGTCCCAGCGAGGACGTTGGCCGAAAGATTGTTAATAATTCCGACCGAAATTGAATACAGGGCGCTGGTGTTCGAGACGCTGAACGGAACCGATACGGTGTAAGGCGGTGCGATACTCGATGCGACTGCATGGGTCTGTTGCGAAAATGCTGGGTCGGTGCTTACTATCGAGACGGTCGAGACGGCATTCGACGTGTATAAGACGGCCGTCATCATGAAGGACATGACGTTCGTGAACGAAAGGTTCCCCCCAGAGGTTGTGGTAATCATGGCCGAATTTGTATTTGAACTGTAGAAGGTGCTCGCGAGGTTTATGAAGCCCGAGGGCGGGAGGGTGTTCGATGTGCTCTGGTACAGAATTCCGTTGTATGGAAGGATAGTTTCAGCCTGCGTAGGCGGAAGGACGCCCACCTGGTTAATCGCAAAGAATGAGTTGGCGTTCAGGGTCGAGAGGGAGCCGGTCGTCGATACGTTGAGATAGTACGAGAAAAGGGTGTTTGCGACCAAGGGCATCGAAAAGCAAAAGGTGGGATTCCGTCCCTGGATCGACATGTCGTACGTGTAAATAATGTTCGAACCGTATCCCAGTGAGACGTTTGCGACATACGACGGGTCATTGAAACTCAGGGAGCCCGAGATGAGGTACGCGCCGTTCAACTGAAAATTCATCATGGAATTAGAATCGAGGGTCACTGTGCTGTTTTGGGGAGTCACGTTTCCGTATAGGGGAACGGGCGCCAGAGACGTGCTCGCGAGTGTGACGTCAGTCGAAAGCTGGTAAATATCATTCACCGGGATGGCCGAAAAGTACGTCCCTGTGAGGAGGTTCACGCCGGTTGTCGTGACATAAAAGTAATAGAAAAGGCCAGGATTTGTGACGATGATGGGAATGATTATGGGTGTCGAGGGGTTAGGCGACACCGTACAATTGGATGTGTAAATGAAGGAAGGGATCGGGGGGGCGCCGTCCGTTGGGGAGGATCCGTACGCCAGGTTCTGGACCGAACCGCCCTGGACGTTGAAACCCATCTGGACTGTATAGTACCCCGGGTTGATGAACTTGATGCACCCCCCGGGGGTTATAGCGTAATTACTCGGTGAAAAATCATTCTGAGTCCAATACTTGATGCTCGACGGGTTGACCTCGAAAAAATTGAGAAATTGCTGGGAAGATGTCGGGACAGTCTCGGCGAGGCTGAGGTACACCCCTGTGAGGATGTTCGTGGGCAACCCGACCGTCTGGATCCAACCAGACTGTTGAAGGGTGTAGTCTGGTGTCAGGGTCGATATGAAGACGTTTGCGAAGGTGTTCGAAGGCGAAATGGAATTGGCCGAAAGGTTCGACAGGGACGAGACGGTCGCGTTGTAAATAATGTTTGATCCTGCCGCCGTTGTGTAATTGACCGGATCGAGTCCCCAAAAAATGCTGGAGAGTGCGGAGTTGTCCGGCGCGCCCGCCGTCACAATGACGTTCGAGACGTTCGAGAACACAAACTTGTTAAGAGAATAATTATAGCTCGCATAAGGACCGAAATTAGAATCGAACCAGCCGGCCAAAGATGCTACGTTCGTTGAATAGTACTGGAGATTCGTGGGGGCGGTGAGGGGACCCACGATGGTGCCATTCGAGAAGCCAAACCAGAGGAGGGGGAAATTCGTCGCTGACGGAGTGGGCCCCCACGTCCAGTCGTTTCCGGGGTTGTACAGAGCCGGAAGGTTGATTTTGAGCGTCAATCCTCGTATGAGATCCCCTTTGGGAGGGATGCGACAAATGCTCGTTTTTCCATATGTGATGCTCTGATCTATAAAGGGAATGTCATAGGCTTCGAGAACAAAGGGGGTGTGGCGCTTGTAGACGCCCGCAAAGTACGTCACCTGCGGTTCGCCCGTCAAGTAGGCATCCTGCTGACCGATGGCGGCCAACTGGATATATCCGGCTGACATTTGTCGCCTCTAGTAATGGTAGAGAGATTAGTGCCCGAGACGTTCCGCGACTCCCAGCACAGGTCGCGCTAGAGTCCAGTGTGAATTTTGTTTGAAAATTGGAGGAGGAGATGTCTCTACAGCTCCGAAAGTTCGATCCCAGCAAGATGGGCGACGACAAGGTGTGCGTCTTCATCGGTAAGCGCGGGACGGGCAAGTCGACGCTGGTCACGGACATCCTGTGGCACAAGAAGCACCTGCCGGCCGGCATCGCCATGTCTGGAACAGAGGAGGGGAACGGCTACTACAAGCAATTCATCCCGGACCTCTTCGTCTTTGGGGATTACAACAAGGATGCACTCGAAAAGATCATCGAGCGTCAGAAGAAGCTCTTGGCGGCCGGGAAGTGCACGCCGGTATTTGTGCTCATGGACGACTGCATGTACGACCGCGCCTTTATGAGAGACATTGCGATCAGGCAGTTGTTTATGAACGGACGACATTGGAAGATTTTCTTTATGATGACGACCCAGTACTGCATGGACATGACACCCATGATCCGTACCAACGTCGACTACGTGTTTGCCCTGCGCGACAACGTACGGCAGAACCGAGAGAACCTGTACAAGGCGTTCTTCGGCGTCTTCCCGACGTTCGACAGCTTCTGTCAGGTCATGGATGCGACCACAGAAAACTACGAGTGTCTG